AATCAAAGAATGCTCATCAACGCAAGTGGTAACGTAGGTATTGGTACAACTAGTCCATCGCAAAGATTAGAGATTCATGATGCTAGTTCAACAACGACAGCTAATGATGGTGGTGTTGGCATAGTCATAAAAAACACCAATAACACTGATAATAATCAAGCTTCATTAGAGTTTTTAAATTCTGGTGGTACAAAAACAGCTTCAATAATATCTACCTTTATAGACCATAGCACTGATGAGGGTGCATTGAGTTTTGCTGTTGGAGATGGTGGGGGTACATTTGCAGAAGCTATGCGCATAGACGCAAATGGAAGAGTAGGCATTGGGGTAACATCACCATCGCTTGCATTAGAAGTTTCAGATAACAATACAAATGGTGTATTGGGAGTAAAAAATACATCCAACGACAGAAACACTTTTAAATCATCAAATGCGGCTGGCACAAGAACACTTGATATTGGTAACAATTCTAGTGGACATGGGATATTAAATATTCGCAACAGTTCTGGTGTAGTGCAAACACAGATACAAGGGAGTGGTGACTCTTTCTTTACAGGAAATATTGGGATGGGTACTTCAAGTCCTGAAAATAATCTGCACATAGCAGGTACTAACTCAGTAGCAATGACATTGCAAGCACCAACTCATGACTCAGGAGTAGCATCAACAGCTACCATGAACTTTAAGTATCAAAGCAGTGGTGGTTCTGCAATAGGCAAGATTCAATTAGTAGAGAGAGGAACAAACAGTTTTAATGGAAAGTTTGTGTTTGGTTTGCCAGTTAGTGATAGTGGTCAAAGCACAAGAGATATTATGACGATTGACTTCAATGGTGACATTTTACCTGCTATTGATAGCTTGTCTGATATTGGCTCATCAAGTAACAGATTTGTAGATATTCATGCAGATAATGGAACTATCCAAACATCTGATAGAAATCAAAAGCAAGACTTCGAACAGATAACAGAGGCAGAGGCAAAGGTTGCTCAAAAAGCAAAAGGACTACTCACAAAGTATAAGTGGATAAAAGATGTACAAAAGTATGGGGATGATGCTCAATACCATATTGGTATTATTGCTCAAGAATTAATTGCAGCCTTTGAAGAGGAGGGTCTTGATTACAAAAAATATGCGATGATATATGAGTCTGAACACCTCGAAGATTCAGGTGAAATCACAAAATATTATGGTGTAAGATACACTGAATTACTTGCATTTATAATTTCAACTTTATAAAATATAATAAAATGACTTGGAAAATAAACACACTAGAATATACCAACGACTCTGACAAAGGTGTTATTACAGCCCATTGGGACTGCGAAAAAGTTGATGGGGGATATGCAGGCAGGTGCTATGGGGCAGAATCTTTTGCACCAGACCCATCATCTAAGGATTATATAGCCTATGCAGACTTAACTGAAGAGACAGTGCTTGGTTGGATATATGCAAAAATTGACAAGGATGCAATAGAGGCAAGTGTTCAGGCACAGATTGATGGACAGGCTAGCCCAACAACACTCAAGGGTTTACCTTGGTAATAATAATTTAAGCGAGTAAAATTATGACAGCAGAAGAAAGATTAGAACAATTAAAAAACCTTGAATCACAACTTGTGATGCAACTACACGAAACACAGCACCTTATCAAGGGCTATCAAAACGCACTACAAAATGATAATGAAACAAAGACTGACCAAGAGTCAGGAGACAAAGCTGAGTAGACACTCAGTTCATCACAGTAAACCACACATGGACTTTATGCGTAGAAGGATGCTCATGGGCGACTCTTTCGCTGAAGCTCATAGAAAAGCACAACAAAAAATAGGTAAATAATTATGTATCATGGATCACATGGCAAAAAAGACAAAAAAGACAAAAAGAAGAAAGGCATGATGGGAGCCAAGAACGGCAGAATGATTTCCATGAAACGAACTGGTCGCAGTAAGAAGGGCTAGTTTATTTCTACTTTTATTTTAATTAGATCAAAAAAGTGTTATTTGAGTAACTGGTTTATATGAGGCATCGTATCTTTTGTTTTGACCTTTTGGATAAGGATGTACTGTCATTTTAAAATCATTAATCATTTTTTTTATTTGTTTTTTACTACCATTAAAATAGATATATCTATGAGTAGGCTTGATTAATATTTTATTAACAACATTTCCCTTTTTGTCAATTCTACGCCTTACATCAAATTTACTACCATCTTCAAAAATATATTCATGCTTAGGTGTGCTTTCTCCAGTATATACCCAGTTAGTAGCTTGATAGATATATCCATTATGACCTTTATTCTGATCGGCATAAGATACTATACAAGAGGGTTTCGGTAATAATTTTAAAGACTTAGATACAAAAATAGACAAAGAGTTTTTTGGTAAATTTTCATTAACTACTAATCTATTAAGTTCAAGTGTCAAACATTCATAAGAATAAAATACACACTTACCATTATTGTAATTATAATTTGGTGGATAACCAAAAGTACAAATACCATTTAATTCTTCATTTAAGTATAAACCAAAAGAATAGGATATGCTAGGTATTCTTTTGGCATAATGTTTATGTAGCAACCAATCATACGTTTCTCTTGACTTTATTGATTTAACAACAATATTCAATTTTTATAGTATTTTTAATTTATTCCCATCTTTGGGAAGTTTTCATAATAGTGATCATCACCCTTTTTTTCTGCTGCATCCATATATCCATCTATGTAGCCCTTTTTAAATGAGTCAGAAATCTCTTTTTCTGATGCTTTTATATTTTTGGATAGACCAAAAGCAAAGCCGATAAAACTCATTGTGGTGGAAAATAGTAAAACGCTTATAAGTTCCATGATATTTAATTAATTTGTTGAACCATCTCTAAAAACTCTCCCATATTTATCTTCTTATGGGTTACCTTGGATAAAGCCATATGTTTATATGCCTTTACCGCTTCGTGAGCTATACGCTCATTCTCGTGCCAATTATAAGATCTTCTCTTTACTAAGTGCATAATTGTCGTGTGATCCTTGCGATTTATAACATTTGCTATAAATTTATAGGTTTTTCCTATCTCTCTAAAAGCTAAAGCGCAGGACTGCCTTGCATCAACAATATGAGACTTTCGGCTTTTACCCCTGAGCTGTTTGCGAGTCAGCTCAAAGTGGGTACATACATAATTTACTATACATTCTTCGATCATTTTGTTCTCATTTATTTATTACAAAAATTGCCCCCCACAAAAACATTTTATTGCACTGGGGGGCTGATGCTCGCTTATAAAATGTGCATAACTTAATCTAATTAATTATCGACAAAGAGTCAATAATACTTATTTTTTTTAGTAGTATTATCAATCTTTGATATTCTGATCGGCTTTACCACCCTTACTTTTACGTCAGGCACGTTTCTGTTGTCTACTACAACTGATTTTATTTTCTTTCTCCTCTGTATTGCCATTTTCCATCCTCATCTGCTTCAAATTCGTGGTATCTGTCACCTTTGTGGTCACAGTGTATAAATTGTTTGTCAGGGTAATAACAAATTCTTTTGTAATCTGACATTCTTAGTTCTTCGAGTAAAAGTTCCATGTTAGCACACGTATAATCTACAGCACCTAATCCGATAAAAGTATGCTCACTGGTTCCAGACCTTCCATGAGAAAGCTCCCAGTCTTTTGACCTGTACCCACTATTTTCCGACACTTGTATAGATTGTCCTATTTTGTGTCGTATGGGGTTAATTATAGGCTTGTGAAACTTTTCTATCTTGTCAACTACATGAATCGGGACATCGCTCATAACTCTATCAACAAGAAATTCTTTAATGCTAAAATAATCGTAGTACATACTATTTTGATTAGTTAAATAGTAAAATCTAGCTACTTACAATGATAATATCAATACCAATAAAAAACCCCACTAATCAGGTGGGGTTTGCAATAAATATAAACACTATAAATTTCCTAAAAAATGAAGTTTAGGTGTACAGCCTAAACCATTGGTAATATAGTAAAGATATATCTAATTAAAAAGTAAGTTGATTTGATTTGATTCTTCATTTTTATTTAAATCGTCTAGACCACAGAATCCATTACATTCCATTAGTGGCTCTGTAGGTCTCCCTTTTTTTTGAGATATATCTATTATTTCAGGATAATTAGGGTGTGGAACTAAGAACAGTTTATTTCCAGAACCTTCTCTTTGATCCTTCAGCATTGTAACAGGCTCGCCTTTCAAATCTGTAAGAAGATGCTCCCATACTGCCATTTTATAAAATTTACCAGGATCTTGTCTTTTTATTTGTTGCCAATATCCTATCCCACCTTGTACGCATCCAGTTTGAAAACAATTATTATTGTTATAACCCATTTTATATGTTGCAGGAACTTCTATACCTTCATTCTGAATATAATCAATACAATCTTCTTTGTACATACCCATTTGTAACAATGGGAATATAGGATTAGTACTTGGATGATTTAATTTCATAGATTCAGCTCTATTAAATTCTTTCTTCCCAAATTCAAAGCCAAAGACTTGATGATCGTATTGGTGTTCTTTCTGATATATTTCTCTAGTTCTTCTTTTTAGTTCAGAACTACAAACCGCACCATTTGCCAAATTTAAAGACAAGTATTTTAACCATACCTCACGAATATCATCGTAGTTAGGATTTTTTATAGATTTTATTGGCAAATCATACCACTTTTCGCAATCCATTAAAAATCTATATGTGTCAGGGTGTTCATTCATTGTGTCAATAAATACAATATCAACACAGTCTTTACCATACTGATCTATAACAATTTTGCAAGCGACTGCACTTGTCACCCCCCCACTCCACCATCCTAGTATTTTCATAATGTAATAATTATATAAAAAAAGGGGGACACTACTCCCCCTTTACATCATCTTTAACTAATGAGAAATAAACAAGTTAATGATATATTTCTGTATTATCAGAGGTATGCTCTGAAAAAGGATAGGGGCTGTCACACCCACTATCCATTCTTGAGAACTAATGAAAATGCTGCTTTTATATAAGTCTTTCGTATATCAACCTAGCAATTTCATCGCCCTGAGTTCAGAAGGGCAAAGCCTCCTCTGTTACTTTAGATGGGGTGCTTTCCTCTCTATCTGCTAGGGCTACTTCGCCATCTGTAAATACGACTCGACCATTTCCGAGCCAAACTTTTTCTTGTCCTGCCTCTCTTTGTTCTTTGGACATACTCATAGCAATACTTGCGTTATTGCCGAATCTAGTTTCATCGTTAATAAACACAGTAATGTTGGCGTATGTGCCTTTTTTACCTTTGATTAACGATTCTTTTGGGATTTTTGTTACGTCTATAGACGCATTAATTATTGTCGCCATTTTTCTTGTATTTGTATTGAATGTTACTGTATGAGAATATATGAGACCTTCTGAGAAAAATCAAATCTTTGACTTAACTACTTCTAAACCCATATCGCCATTGTGAACCATATGAAGATAGTTGTGAGACAGTTGACCCCTTCTCGTTTTTACTAGCTTTACGAAGACTGATTGATAGTCGTGAGTTTCACCATCTTTCAGTCCTTTGACAGCTAAATAGCCCTCGTGATCTCTAGTGACTAGACCTTGTATCATATTAGGTCTGAACACCGATGTCATGCAGTGGGCTACGTTCTTTATAGCCTGCGCCCATTGTGCGTCTTTGTACTTTGGTACAAGTTGCCAGCCACTACGATTCATTCCATTTATGGTGACTTGACTAGGTACAATTACTAGCACATTGAGCTGCTTGGCTATATCTTTCATAATTCTTGTGACGTGCTGAATCTCAAGAGTCCTGCTATCAAATTTTCCTTGAGCATACACTTCTTGGATATAGTCTATGACCACAAAGTCAAGACCATAATCCATCTTATTAAGCCTGCATAAACGCTTTATTTCGTCTATGTCATCTACTGAGTCTATGATCCTTACATTATCAGCATCATAACCAGCCATCAGTCCAAGCTGTTTGGCAGTGTTTACGTCATAATCTTCCATCTGAAACCAAAGACCTTGATAACCCTTTTGAGCAAGTTTACTCGCCATAAATGTAGCCCATTGAGTTTTGCCATGACCAGAGTCAGCTAATATGATGTTGATGTCACCTCTATGCAAGCCCACGTCGCAGTATAACACCTCATCAAGTTTGTATATATCGGTTAGTAATTTCTCTTTTTTTGGCTCATTGGTTTCTCTTTCCATAATCTCAGTCGGGGTCAGAGCAATTTTCTGCGAGGTGTCATCTACAGTCTGATTGAGTTTGTCAATCTCCATAAGCAGATCATCCATTGTTGTGGTCGGACTGTGGGCTATATCATTTATGTTTTTTATAGCATAACGCAACCTACCTTTATCGGTGGTGTCTTTGAGGGTTTTTAGGTATGCCCTTACCTCTTGCTCTGAAGCCACGTGCATCATCATGAGTTCATAAAACTCACCAACGTTCATGCCCTCGATTTTTGCAACGAGGGTATCTTCATTGAATACAACATTTTCTGAATGTTGCCTGCAAGCCTCTAAATATATTGGTCGAAGATGCTTAAAATAGCTAGCATCAAGAGTGTTAAATATTAAATCTCTATGCTCTCTATTATTTATCAACGATCCAATCAGCACCTCTTCTAGGTGCATCATATCGTTGCGAATCATAGCACTTCGTTTACTTTGGATTTACCATATGATGTTAGGGTATAAGTAGATGGATACTTGTTTTCTGATACAATCACACCAGCAGATATAAGACTGCATATGGTTGAAAACGTAGTCCAGAACTTGTCGTGTGATCCCATTTTCATTAGTGGCTCTATGTCTGTGTATTTTGCACCACCCTTATCATTAAGTAATTTTATTATTGCCTTTTCATTTTCGCTCATTATGTTTCTCATTAGGTTTATGTCTTAAATCTTTTTTGTTTACTACTCCATCTCTTTTGAACTCGTGTATTACCCAACCTTTTCGGTCATACCAAGTCATAGCAAGAACACGAATATACTGAGTAGCAAATTTTTGTGCAAAGAGTTTGTAAGATTTTTGTACTGGCGGTTTGTTGGTCTTGACTTGTATGAGCCAGGCATTAGAGCCATCTAAGGCTACTAAATCAAACCCATCAAACGTATCCTCTAAAATATGTTCACAATCCTGCTTCCAACACTTGGTGCATAGCCCTGAGAAAAGGTCTTTGGACTTGCGGAATTTACCGCCCAACTCCACTTCATCCACAATCATATCTTTGTCCTTGAAGAACTCGATAGCTTTGATTATGGTTCTACGACCTTTTGCTTTGGCGCTCATACGCATGAGATACCCCCACCACCATCGAAATGATGACGAGGGTAATAACTATTGCAACTTTCATTTTACATTGAAAGTTTATTGTCTTTTGAAATCTTCGGCTTCGTCTTCAGACATTACGTTTTCTGAATACCAACCTGTGATTTGAAGGACTGCTCGTGCCTTTGCTCGCTTTTCAGCAGTTTCCACAGGATAGTGTGGTAAAGTCTTGCCATTGCGAGTGGTCTTGATAGAGCAGTTGTAATGGTTAGCAGTACCAAATGATTCAACAGTAAATACCTCACCATTTTCATCTACCCTTTGTGCAGTAGCCTTGATACAACAGTTTTCTTGATTCTCAGTTAGCTCAGGAACCACCTCGTAGGTTACTTGGATTTTGTCGTGTGCCATTATCTTTTCAACACCTGCTCGTGTGATAATGACGAATCCTTGTGTGGGATGCTTGAAAAAGTCTTTACCAGTAAGATTATATCTATCGGCAAGTTCTCTAAGTATTTCTTTATCTTGTTTCATAAGTATGTAATTGTGTTTGCGTTTGCTAACCCAATAGTTTGTGGGCTAGGGTTCTCTTTCCATTTGCCTATACGCTCTTTTATTAGTTCTAGTTCTCGATAGGCTTTTTGCTGGGTGTCTTCATCAAGTGAGAAGACAGCACTATTATATGGAAACTCTTTTTCTATTGCAACATAAAAAAATTGATCCATAGAGATTTCTAGTATATCACAATAAAATGCAGCTTGTAGGTCGTATCTAAATCGCCAAAAATCTGTACGAAAAGCCTTTTCTGAAGCATCTCTACAAGACTTCCAATCTATAGCTGCTATTGGTATATTATTCAAAACTAACAAACGATCCGGTCTTACTCTATATAGCAACCCATGCTCATCTTCCTTTTCAGTAACAAATGAATATTCATCCCATATATGAGTATGAATATGATCGTCATATATCCCTTGAAGTGCTATGTTGTCGACAGAAGATTTGTACATATACTGTATCCTTTCAAAATCATCTTGACTTAAAACCATCTTATCGGGATCGAGGTCTTCTTCAAAATTTTTCTTGTAGGTCTTATATTCCTTGGTCATAGTAGGAACAGTAATGTCAGGTCTTCTTTCAAGGATTTCTGCTATGATCTTAGTGTCATCGAATATGGTAAATCTTTCTTTAAATTTTTGTGCATCTTCAAAGTAGGTATGCATAGCATCACCAAATATGAGAGCTTGTGTAGGTTCGGTTTGCTCCAGGGCTTTTGCTATTGAATGCTTGGCTACACTTTTAACAAAGCTACTTGAAATATGTTTTTTCAAGGAGTGATAATGTTCGTTGGATAAATCACTATATATCTTCATATTCATTGGGAAAATTTTCTGCGGATAGTATTGGGTATTCGTATGCATTTAGTGCGTGGGTAATATCGTCAAGTATGTCCTCTTCGGAAAAATCTGTTAGCACGATAGGTCTACGATGAAATCCGATCAAGTTATCAAAGTCATCATATATAATTTCATTGATCGAATACATCGTTTTATTGTTGCCTATGTTCTCAGCTATTATTCTAAATTTTGGTAACTCTTGTTCTTGATACATATATTCACTAGATTTTTACCAATACAGAGAAACTAATTAAATTTTTACTAATGGACAAGCCTACATATTATGGGGTGCTACCAGCCGAGGTAAGATACCATCCAAAACTCAATAGTAGCCAGAAAGTATTATACACAGAAATAGATGCACTATCAACAAAAAAAGGATATTGCTTTGCAAGTAACGCATACTTTGCAGATTTGTACGGGGTACATAGAGCCACCATAAGTGCTTGGATCAAAGCATTAAAAGACGCTAAAGTAATCAAAGTTCATTATGATATTAGCAATGGAAACGTAGAAGTTCGTAAGATTACCCCCCTTCGTAAAAATACGATACCCCCTTCGCAAAAACACGATACCCCCCTTCGTAAAAAGACGAAGTATAATAATACTAAATATAATAATACTACTGATGAAATTATTTTGGGTAAAATTATTTGACATTTAATGTGGATAAGTATAGATTGTATTCAGAGAACATTAATTAAACATTGAGAACTATGGATAAACGAATAGTAGATAACTACGTAAGAAAGATGACTAAAGAGAACATTGATCACCTAGTCAATGTGCTACACATTGCTTTAAATGGTAACACCCAGCAGAGCAAATCATTAATATTAGAACTATTATTGGAGGAACCAAAATGAATGAATTAGATTATTGTTTGAAGTGGTTTGAATCAGAAGACCTCATGGCGTTTATGTACGATAAATCTATATATGTAGTTATGGGATATGATGATTATGAATTTCAAATATCACCTTCTGAAGTATCATATAGAGCAGACCTATACAAATCAACAATCGAGGAACCAAAATGAAACAAATAGAAATGATGGGTCTATACCAAAGAGTGGTTGAATACGAAACTGAAGATCATAGCCTTGAATGGATCGTTCAGTTATTTGCAGACTTGATTGCTACTGGTTTAGCTTGGCATCTACAAGGTAGATTTCAAAGAGAGGCTAAACGATACATAGACAATGGCATCAT